CAAATTATTTCTAATTTTTTTTTGATTGCCTCTAAAAAAAGAGAGAGAAACCTACTTTGCATTACCCCCATGCATTGTAAACTCCTCTCTCCACTTTATAAAAATGATTACACGAATATAATATATATATATAGAACTACCAAATTTATTTTAGTATTCACTTTTTATTGTTCAATTTTTATAAAAACCTGCACAACAAATTTTCTACCTGGGTCTGGACTGGGTCTGGACTGGGTCTGGAGCGCACCGGGCCCTGGGATTTGTGCTTAACAGAGGTAGAGGATACTCCTTGCCTTAAAATTTTGCACCAAAATTTGTTTTTGTTTAAACAAAAACGAATTATTGTGTGAAGACATTTGCAATTTTTTGTTTTCCATTGCACTGAAAACGAATTATAAAAATAGGCATTCTGGGTTTTTGGGTACAAATTTGTTTTTGTGGGTGTAAAAAAATAGTGTCTTATAAGACACTTTTGTTGGTAGTCATAAACTCTGACTACTTTGTTGGGTGTGTGTGGGTTTCGTGTGTGGGGTTTCGTGTCGTGTGTTGGGTGGTGTGTGTTGGGTGGTGTGGTGTTCGTTCATTAGAGGGCAAAAAAAAGGGGGACAAAGTCCCCCAAATTTTCACAATCAACTCAACTCAACTCGTGACATCTATCCCTATCCTTTCTGCCCACTCTTGTTGTAATGGGACTAACCATTTACGAACTCGTGAAGATATCTCTCCTGTGTCAATAAACTTCTGAAAGTGTTTTGCATCGGTGTATACATCTTTAACTCGTTGTTCATCGTTTGGGAACATTCTCGACACTATCGGTTTTAACTTCTTCCAAAGTTTTGCAAAACTTCTATTCTCTATGTTATTATCATCGATGATATGGTTTATCAACTCGTAAAAGAACTCGTATCTCCTTATCATCTCTTTGACACTCTTAAATCTCGGTACAACTCTAAACTCAATTAAATCTCGTTGTCCTCTTCTACTCGGTTTAATTAAACAAAATTGATACTTTGAGTGAACACTCTCTACTCTCCTCAACTGTTCTTCTCTATTTATCCACCTTTGATATTGTCTAGGTGGTTGAAATTGAAATGGAGTGTCGGAGTTCATTCGTAAATTATAATTACAGTAGTTGTTTGATAATCTTTTACGATATAAACTCATCACAAAACCACTAAACAAACGAACTCGTTTATTTAACTCTGTCCCACTCATTCCCACAACTCCAATAGTGGTGTGTCCTCCACATGTTCTGTCGGAGGGAGAATATCTATCGTCTATTAAACTCTCGGCATCTTTCATTAGAGAGAATACCTTATTTCTCCATCTACCTCTCGGAATTAATGGGAGTATATTTGACACTCCCTCTGTTTCACAAGAACTATCTCTTTCGAGTTTGTTAAAAAATATGGTTTCTTTCACTACACTATCAACTCTAGTGAATAACTCGGCATTGTCGATACATTCTCGTGCAAAACCTAACTTCTCCACCTCAAAACCTACTGATACTCTTGAAATATATCCCCTTTCTCTGTCTTTTATGATATGTTTGTTAATATCCTTTGTTGTCATTCCGTTTAAGTCCTCTCGGTGTAGAGAATTATTTAGAAATCTAGGGGAAGGGGCATTTGATGATTGGTAAGGGAATATCCTCCCTCTTCTCCTCTCGTTTAATAATTGGTATTTAATACCTGTTTTTAATCTGTTCATTTTTATAAATTTTAATTGATTATTATTTATTTCTATTTATTACAATACGATACACTAGTGCAAACAGTACAAACAATGTGTAAAAAAACAATGTATTCCATTGTCCTGTTTTCCAAAAGTATATATGTACTATAAACGAGGCACAGATACAGATTATCATTGCCCATTTTATAAATTTTAATTGATTATTGTTCATTTTTATAAATTTTAAATTAATACTTGACTTATTGATTGTTAGATATTGGTGGGTATTCATTGTTAGATAAATACTCGGCAAACTTCTCCATAACTTTTTGAACTTCATCGTTTGTCATATCTGTTTTAAATTCTCCATTGACTATTTTAAAGGACTTTGAAGAGATATCAAACTTCATCTTAACTGATAGTGTGGTTTCTGTTCTCGGTGTCATCGGTGTTTCTTCTCCATTTCCCTCAGTATTCAACTCTTTAACGAACTTCAAACAATTTTCAACACTTCTGACTATCGGTGTCCCCTCTTCTTTTAATCTGTTTACTTCTCTGTTAAATTTGTTGATTGTAGTTGTCGGGGTGTTCCCTATTTTTACCATTTTATAGAAAAAACTTTTATTCCACCCGAAAATCTTTTGAGAAAAGTCCTCGACACTCCACGAAATTCCCTCTTCCTCGAATACTTCTTTACATCTATCTGACTTGAAATACTTAAATGATTTTAAAACTAACTTTGACATCTTTACAGATGTATCGAACTTGGTTGAATTACTCTCATCAATAATGGTTTGTAAATCTGTGATTTGTGAGATTTGTAAACCTCTGGAGATTTGTGCATTCTCGTTAAAAAGCTGCACTTCATTTGACATTAAATTGTTCATTTTTATAAACTTTTATGAAAGGTGTTATCCTCTCTGATTAATAATAGTATAAATATCGTTTAATTTGTGTTTATAACCAAACAAAAACGAACTTATTATTGTCTTTTGTGTTTCTTTAGTATATCATCTGTCTAACTATCTGTTAGTCAAAAGATTATTTTATATCATTTCCCTATGATATATTAACTCTATTTTCCTTTCGGAGAGGTGTTGTCCTTTATCTCTGTATGAGTATAAAGTGTCTTACAAGACACTCTCTAGAGGGCAATAAGGGGAGGAGAGGGGAGTATTCTATTCAATAGAGGGGAGAGGAGGGGACATATAGAGGGACATTCCTCTGTCTGTGTAGGTTAGTTATTACATCTGTTGATACACCTATACAAAACCTCAAAAAATTGACACATCACAATTAAAAACAACACCCCCCCACCAAAAAAACACATCGTTTTCGATAGGGGTATGTCACTCGTGATATGGTATATAACCCAAACACTCTGTATATCTAATAAAATTTTGTATCTTTACATTTTAAAGAAAATAATTATCAACATGAAGACATCTGCATTAAGAAAAAAGAATAAAAAAACGAGGGAAGAAAAGTTAAAAGACAAACTCAATACTCTTAATAAAGAAACTCGTTTAAAAAAGGCGGGTAAGATAATTGGTAGAGCTGAAAACAAAATAGACAGAAAGAAAGATGGCACTAATCGGTATGATAAGTCTAATAAAAAAATTGTTGATAAAGCTAACAAGAAACTTAAGAGGTTAGAAAAGAGAATGGATAAAAAAGAAGCTAGAATTAAGAAAAGACTTAAAAGAACTATAAAAAGAAATAAGAAATGAAAACGGTTGCAGCTAGAAAAGCAGAAAAATTAAGACGAGAAAAGGAAAGACAAAAAAGAAAAGAAGCTCGCCAGGAAAAGAGGGCTTTAAAAATGGAAGCTCGTAAAGATGCTAAAGTCAAAAAGGTTAAAAGTAGAGTAGAGAGTGGAAGAATAACTGCATCCAAAGGAAAGAAGAAGGTTGAGAAAATAAAACAAAGAAAAGAAAATCGTTCTTCAAGAATAAGAAAGGAGAAATATAAAAAAGGAGAAGGAACAAGAACGAAAACATACAAGAATCCTATTACAGGAAGAACTCGTACAGTTACTAAGTCTAGAGATAAAGACGGTAAGAAAAGAAAGAATGTTACAGTTGCACAAAGAAAAGGTGCAATGAACACTCAAGAGGTAGTTAGAAAAACTAAGTTTAAGTCTGGAGATATAGATAAGACTAAAAAGAAAAAGAAAATAGATAAGTATGGGTATACTGAAAAGACAGTAAAAACTCGTGCTAAAAAAGATGGAGGTGTAGGAGGAAGAAAGAAGACAGAAACAAGAAAGAGATATCGTGATGATAAGACTTTAAAAAGAAAGACTAAAACAGTAGAGTACGGAAGACGAGATAAAAAAACAGGAAAAAGAAAAACTAGAGAAGTAATAGTTATGGGTAAAAAAGGTGGATATGTAGATGCATAAATTATGAAGACAGTTAATTTAAGAAAACAATATACAACTCCATTTAAACAACAACCTGAACGGTTTGTTAACACACAACCTGTAATGCCTACTACTCCTGTTGCACCTGTTAGTGTTCCCACAACAACACAACAACCGGTACAACCTGTAGAACCTACAGAGAACACTGACACAGTTGTAAACAATAATGTTAAAACAGGAATGCAAAATAACATTAACACACAAAGTAACCCTACGGCAGTAAATGTACCTGCACCGAAGGAAAGTTTAACTAATAAAAAAATGACATAATTATGGAATACGATGGCTTAGAAGTTCGTAATGGACGATTAATAAATAACAGACCTCAGTCTGAAATGGGAATTGACATGGCTTGTAGACTTCGTGCTAAAATGAAAGGCGCAAAGTTAGTACAACAAATTGCCGATGGAATAGAATTATCTGAAGAAAGAAAAAGAATGCAAGAAATTTTTGGACCTATTCCTACAGATTTCTTTAAGAAATAAACAACCCTTTTTGTTTTGATGTGGATTAGGGGGCTTATGTCCCCTTTTCTTTTTAATATGGAGAAGGCATCTTTACTCCAGCACCTTTCAAATCTTCTACACTTCCTATTACATAATGTTGATTGTCTGACATATATAAATCAAAGATATATGAATAGTCTTTATTAAGTCTATCATATTCTTCTTTAGATATCTTTATTATCTTTTTATATTCAGGCATTATACTGCTAAGATAAAGATAATTATCATAAGTAAAATATACAGGTATTTAGTTATATCTATTTTCATATAACAAAGATAACACTTCTAATGTTAAGGCAATGTTAATTATCGACACTAACTATGTCGTTTTTATGTCGATTTTAACTACTTAACTAACTGATAGTCAGAACTAGTGTCGAAAATGTCAGAAAATGTTTCAAAATTTTATACGATGATTTTATATAATAGGGGTATATATATATATATAAATAGGAGGTTGTAAAAAATATCATATCTTTGTAACATGACATTTGATATTAGAACAAACGAAGAGAATCAATACTTGGCTTTAACGACACTATATAATCAACAACTATATATAGAGTCTAAACTTGTAAAAGAAGAAAATAGAGATAAAGAGTATATTAAGGTATTAGAAGAAAGATTAGCTATGCCCTCTGATTTAACTATTGACCAATATCTAAAAGACTTTAAACAATACTCAAAACTAGAGTATAACCAAAAACACCCTGAAGAATATTTTGAACAAAAGGTAAAAGACATTTTTGAGTTTCCTGGAAAAAGGATTGTATTAAAATTAAAAACAGAAAAATTTGTATATTTGTCGCAAGAATTTAGTACATTTGATAAACTGCAAGAGTTTATAGCTTTAGTAGTTACAACAAAAAAACATTAAAATAAAATAAAATAAAATGAATCAATCAAACGGGTACTCCCCTAAAGAACTATTCTTCGGTTCTAATGGAAGGGAAAAATTAATTAAAGGAATAGACAAGTTATCTAATGCGGTAAAAAGCACACTCGGACCACGAGGTAATACAGTGCTTATAGAATCTCCTGAACACACACATGGAATTACTGTAACTAAAGACGGTGTAACCGTAGCAAAGTCTGTTTCGTTAATAGACCCTGTTGAAAACCTCGCGGTTAGAATGATGAAAGAAGCGGCAGAAAGAACAGCCACTAGTGCGGGTGACGGAACAACTACGGCAATAGTATTGACTGAGGCAGTGGTAAAAGCTGCATTAAACACTATACAACCTAAAGACAATAAAACGGAAATACTTCGTGAGTTGGTAGAGGGTACTAAAGAGGTGGTTAAGTATTTAAAGAAAGAGGGAGTAAAGATTGCACCATCTACTTTAAAAGATGTAGCAACTATATCTGCTAACAACGATTCTTTTATTGGAGATATTATATCTAAAGTTCATAATGAGGTTGGGGAGAATGGAATTGTAACGGTAGAAAAATCTCAAACAGCAGAAACTTATTATGAAACCACAAAGGGAGTTAAGATAGATAGAGGATATACAAGTCCTTTATTTGTTAATAACCAAAAGAAAGATGAATGTATATTAGAAGATGTGCATATATTAGTTTCAGATGCAGAAATAAATAATATATTAAACATTGAAAATATATTAAAACCAATTATCCAAGAGGGGAAAAAACTTTTACTTATATGTCCTTGTTCAAATAATGTAATAAATACATTGTCCGCTAATGTAATGAAAAGGAGTTTAAAAGTATGTAATATACCCCCACCCTCTTTTGGATATAAACAACACGAATTAATGCAAGACATAGCTCTTTCTGTAGGTGCAACATATTTCTCTGAAAAGACGGGAGATGATTTGAGCATCATAAACTTCTCCGATTTAGGGAGGGCGTCCAAGGTGATAGTTGGTCGGGACTCTACAATCATTCTCTCGTCAGAGAAAACTGAAGAACATCACAATCTTATAGACACTCGTGTTTCTGAATTAAAAGAAGCCCATAAGATGGCAACTAAAAAGGGTGATAAAGAATTTATACTATCTCGTATTGCATCTTTAACAGGAGGGATAGGAGTTATATATGTGGGAGGAAACACTGACCTTGAGCAAAAGGAATTATATGATAGGGTAGATGATGCTGTATGTGCAGTTCGTTCTGCACTTGTAGAAGGAATTTTACCAGGAGCAGGGTTAGCTTTATATAATTTTACATATAACATGAAGGAATATGAGAGTTATTCTGAGTCTAAAAAAATTGCTTACGCAATTTTAACTAAAGCTCTTAATGCTCCTTTAAACCAAATACTTAAAAATGCAGGACTTAAATCTGAAAAGATTTATAATACAGGATTTAAAAAGGGAATAGGATATGATGTGAAAAATGGAGAAATTGGAAATCTTATTAAATTAGGGGTAATAGACCCTGTAAAGGTAACTAGAACAGCATTGCAAAATGCTGTGTCAGTTGCAGTAACTATTTTAAGTACGGATGCTATTATTACAATGGCACGTTCATACGAAACTAACTAATTATTTATACTATGACAGAGAAAATTTTGAATACGTTTTTTTATGGGTTCTTACCTATAAAATTTAGAAGATTATTAAGAAGTGTATTATTGGCTATCCTTATAGGGAGTTGGTTAATAAACGGTTTTACTTTAGCAGAGGTTATAACTTTTGGAATTGCTTTTGTATTTATTGCAGGAGGAATAAGTTATGTGTTAGAACCATTCTTTAAAAAGATAAAATGAAACCAATAGGTAAACACATTATAATCAAACCCATTGATGAAGAAATTGTTTCTAAATCAGGGTTAGTTTTATCTGCAGACGATACTAGTAAATTACGTTATCGTAAAGGAACTGTTATTGCTGTAGGAACTGATGTGGGTGTAATCAACAAAGATAATACAATTTATTATAATAAAATATCAGGATATACAATGTTAATAGGAGATGAACCCTATACTGTTATTCTTGAGAAAGATGTCGTTGTTGTCTTATAAAATCATTCATGTCTTCTATCATACTCTTATAAACCTTATCTGAATAAGATACATTTTTGGCAAATATAGGATTAGAAGTTAAACTAGTGGGGATTTCTTCCCCACTTAACTTTTTATATATAGAGCTTACAACTCTTTTTGCTTTGTAAGATAATTGATATAAACCCTTTCTTTTGCCATCATATTTTCTAAACACCTGTATCCACCCATCACGAAGTAGATTGTCAAATCTATTTATATTCCAACTTATTAATTTATCAAACTCTGCAAACTTATCTTTAGAAAAGTATTTTTCAGAATATAAAAACAAGATAATATCTAGGTCGGCTTGAGATAATTTATATTTAGCTTTAATGAAATATCGAATAACTCTCCAATACTTTAAATAATCTTTCATTTAATTTTATTAACTTTGCGTATTAAAGGTACTAAAATTATGCCAGACAACGAAGAAAATAAAGAAAAGAACTCTACTACTAATAACAAGGAGAAAAAAGAGGTGGTTGTGGACAACAACGGGGATAAGGATAACGAAGAAAAGAAGGAGAAAAAAAAGAAAGAAGATAAAAAGAATCTTCGTGAAACCTTAAAACTTATTGCCGACAAGAGTAGGGAGAAGATGAAAAACATCTTTAAGAAAGATGATAGAAAGAAAAGCACAAAACAACAAACCAACGCCACTCGAACTAGAAGTACAAAACTCACAGGTCTAAGAGGGTTGCAGGGGTTCATGAGTAGTGATGACACATTTGATGATTTAGCTTAAAAACAATACTATGAAAACAAGTCAATTAAGAAAAGAATATAAAAAAGGTAATCTTGATAAAGAAGAGTATAAAAAAAAGAAAAAAACTAACCGTAAAACTAAAGTAAAAAACACGGTTACTAAAACAAAAAAAACCATTAAAAAGGTAAAAGATAAAGTTGAGAAACTGAAAAAAAGTAAAGTGGGTAAGGTGGTTAAAAAAGTGGTAGATAAAGCATCTAAAGCTAAAAACACTAATGCTTATAAAATATATAAAGGTGGTAAAGACACCATTTCTAATTTGAAGAAAGGAAAAGTAGGTGCAGCCATTAAAAATGTTAGAGATACTGTAAAAAGTTTAAATAAGAAAAAAAAGAAAAAATAGAGATAAAAAATAAATAGTATCTTTGTAGGTAGTTAATAATTAAAAAAAGAAAACTAATATGAAACAAGGTTATAATTCAAGACTTGATGAGTCTTTAGGAAACAGACATAAAGGAAAACACAAACAATCTTTTAAAGATAGACGTGATGAGTCTAAAGCTATGTCTAAAAAACTTTATTCTCATGCGTATGGTGCAGACCATAACATGAAGTATGAAGGAGTAAAAGAGTGTATTTCTAGAGCGGTTAGAAAATAATGGCTACGAGAGGAAGAACTAAAGAGAAGTTTCCTGAGATTAAAGATAAAAATCAAGGGAAGTTTACTGCTTGGGCAAAAAAAAACGGATTTAAAGATGCTTGTAGTGCAGCCAATGCTGTCATGAAGAATACAGGTGAGTATTCTAAGTCAGTAGTAAAAATGGCTAATTATGCTAAAAATTTTGGATGTAGTAGATAATGAAAAAAATAATTGAAAAAATAAAATGTTGGATATCATGTTTATTTAAAATTAAATGTGACAAACCCCAATGCAAATGTAAATAAATGGCAGAATCGCGTGGATTAGGAGATAGTATTGAAAAGTTCACTAAAGCAACAGGAATTAAAAAGGTGGTGGAAAGTGCAACGGAATTGGTGACGGGTAAAAAAGACTGTGGCTGTAGTGAGCGTAGGGATAAGTTGAATAGACTTTTTCCTTACCAGAATAAAGAAAAACAATACGACCCTCTTCCTAATGAGCAAAACCCTACATCGTCTATAGGTCCAGTGGTAACGGACAATCGTGCAGGAGTGGCGGTAACTAGAAGTCGTAATGGAGTAATAAGAAGAGCGTGGTCACCTAAAGGAAAAACATATAATAAATAGATAAATGGCTTATCAAAAAATATACGGAATACCGACTCGTACTATGTGGCTCACTCCTAGTGATTATGCACTTATACCATGTCCTTCTGATTTTATATATCAGGGAAAGACCACAGATGATTCGGGAGACCCAACTGTTTTGTATGACTCAACGGTAAACTTTAAAGTTCTAGGGGTGACGGAGGGGTGTGTTATTTTGATTAAAAAACCCTCCACAGGACAGGGTTGGGCAGTAGCTAGAACTATTAACGATGTCAAAAAAGCGGACACGGGGAATTTAGGATTGAATGCAATCGTTAGTTACCCAAATTATGTAACGGGTAAAGCTGTGAGTACAGACTATGCTATTTATCGACCTCCTACAAAACCCTGTATAGTTACTCCACGAACTTTAAGAGAATTAGGACTTGGGACCTATGCAGATAAACCTATCACCTTCCGAGATGCAGGAGGAGATTCCACAGATGTTTATACTGGTGCAGGTGTGCAAGCAACGTGGATAACGGGACTTAGTTTCATAGAAGGTCAAGGGGTGTCGAATATATGGCCTTTTCAAATATCACAATGGGTGGCAACATCAACTGATAAGGGGGTTGCGACTGATTGGGAAGCATTAGTTAACGCGGGGGGAGTTCCTGACGCTGCGGGTTGTCAATTATTTATGGGAAGTTGGTAAAAATAAAAAATTAAAAAAGTTTAAAAAAAAATGGCTTATCAAAAAAATTTAGGAGTAGGAACAAGATATTTAAATATATTTGTATCCGATTATGCAGATATTCCCAATCCAGGGGCTTTTATGTTAAATGGGGTTACCACTACCGTAAGTCCAGCTCTTGCCCCTTATGGCACACTTCCTACAGGTCAAGCAGTAGGGCAAACATTATTAATCGATACGGGTGTTAATTTTGAAAGTGATACGGCTGTTAAAGTTGGTGACATTGTTTATGCTATTGAGAGTGTAGGTTTATGGGAGCGTGGGGCAGGAACAGTGTTAGGGGTTTCAGCATCTACACTGGTAGTAAGTACTAATCCTGTATCAACGCCTTTTAATATAGATTTTGCAATAGGTACAGGAATTAAATATGCAATTTATGATGGTTCGATGAATGAACCGTGTATGCTTTATGATGGATTAATGTCGGATAAGTTTGCAAATTGGATGGTGACAACGGCAGGAGGAGATACATTGGAAATTCCTAGTGGAGGTCCAGGTGCTGTCGCTGACCCTGTTGTTAATTGCCAAGTAAAAAAACTATGGCTACCTAAAAACTACACAGATTTTAATCCTACACGAAGTTACGGAGTATGGTAAATAAATGGATAACAACTAGTTCGTGGGATGTTCCCATGACTATAAAATATATTATTAAAGATGGCAAAAAAAGTATGGACCTTTACACCCACCAAAAAAAAGTCGCATCATCGACATGCAAAAAGCGGGACATCGTATAATAAGGGGTCTAAAAATTACATTAAACAATATCGTGGACAAGGAAGATGAGAGTATTATTAATTTTATTTTTATTTCCTTTATTGTCTTTTGGGCAATTTTTTAAGTACTCTACTGTGTATACTTCTTTTTCTATGGGGACATCTATGTCTGAAAGAGAAAATTATATTGCAGTAAATAGAGGTTATGAAGATGTTACAGAAATTAATCCTTACGATTATAATTTAACTTTCGGAATCCGAAAAATAGCAAGATTTGATTATGAATATAAAGTTAAAACGTGGTACTACGGTACTGAACGAACTGTTTCAGACAATGTTACTGTTGGGAATGCTAGTGGTTGGGAGTATCTCCTTAATTATTCTTTTATACGGAATCGTGGTGAAACATTTAATAATGCAGATTTTTGGTTACGTTACCTCGGCAATAACACGGTTACTAAGTTGCAATACAAAGATAACCAAAGGGTAAATTTAGAATACACTTCTTTTGACACTAGATTGCGTTTTACTAAAGGCCCGTGGGATTTTACTGCAGGAGTAATTGCAAGAAATCACCCTGTGTATGGGGTTAATCCTATTGAGGATTTTTGGACTCCAGGAGAAAGCACTTTTGTAGAGTTAGCGGCAGATTTTGGATATAGTAGAGAGTTTGTAAATGGACAATGGCATTGGTTTAGTGGGGAAGAACTATTAGCAACATCGAATGATGAGTTTTATAAACATTATTTTGGAGATGCTGTTGCATCGTTTAATGAACAAGAATTAGAAAAATTAGGCACACAAAACGAAATAAGTGCCGTTTTAGGTGTTTCATACTATAAATGGACTCCTAAACTATGGATTCATATATGGTATAATTTACTACCTTTGCATTATGGACTAGATGATTATTCTTTTGAATATGGTGGAGAAAAATATGATTGGGCAGAATGGGATTCAGGAATAGTGTTTGGTTCTCGCATCACAAAACACTTAGGGATATTTGTAGAAGGTACTCATCAAAAGTATTGGATGAAGCCTGTATATGAGTTAAAGTTTGGGTTTAACTATTTATTCTTTTAAGTATGAGAAAATATATATTTATTTTATTTGTTTTATTAAGTTGGTTTGCAAAAGGACAAGAGTACAACAATAATTGTGCATCCTGTGTTGAAACGGGAGGTTTTTATTGTGGTGATGACGAATCAAATTGGACACAGTATTCTCCAAATGGATGTGTTCCAAATAATTGGCTTAATGATGGTTGGGAAGATTGTGTTGATGCTTCTGATGAAAATGGAGCTGAACCTACATCATTAGAAAGTTGTGCTATTGATATAGTGCCATGTGATACCGTGTATGTGGATGTGATAGAATATATAAATTTAACAGACACCGTTTATGTAGAGTTAATCGATACCATTATAGAAGTCCAGGTTTTTGAAGAAATTGATACTCTTTATGTATATGAAGATGTATTAGACACGATGTTTATAGATGTGATAGAATATGTAGAGATATTTGTTATAGACACTATTATTGAAACAGAATGGATGTATATAGAAGAGTATATTGATTGTGACACAGGATTACCGTGTAATACTCAAATAATAGAAATAATTAAAGATTCTAAAACTAGCTCTTTAATGTATAATTTAAAAGGACAGGTTATAAGAAAACCTGAAAGTATATATATTCAAAATGGCAAAGTGAAATGGCTCAAATAGGAGAAAACACAAAGGTTAGTACTGACTTAAAATTTATTATCAGTTTTGTAATAATGATAGTAGGGTTGGTGGGTACTTATTATAATCTTGTAGGACAAGTAAATGAATTAGAACTTAAGGTAAATAAGTTCGATGGATATCCTAGTGCTAATGAGATAAACATGAAAAATGAACTGATACGACAAACAGTTTTATCCAACAAAGAAACATTAGATGCTATAGAAAACAAGATAGATGTTATGGATGAAAGATTGTATCAAGTAATTCAAAAATAATGCGAGTTTTATTTTATTTATTATTATTCTTTACCACCCTGTGTATAGGGCAAGATTATATCCAAGAGGATAAGTTTGAGGAAGTGTTGAGTGAAGATATTGTAATAATTGAGTTTTATGCAGATTGGAACAAAGACAATAAAATAGATTTAAAAGAATTTAAGGATGTGAAGTCTTATGTAGTAAATGTAGAAGACTGTCCCAATTTAACTAAAGAATACAAAATACTTTCTGTTCCTACCCTAATTATTTTTAATAATAAAAAGGTGGTGGAAAAATATGAAGCTGATTTAACTTTTCAGTTATGTATAAAGGCAGCTAAAAAGAAAGTAGAAGAATTAGTATTAAAGAAATTTATGTAAGTATGAAGTTGTCGAAAAATTTTTCTCTTTCGGAGTTTTTAAAATCTAATGTGGCTAAGCGTCACGGAATCTCTAATTCTCCCGAAGAACATCATATTGAACAGATGAAGTTATTGTGTGAAAACACATTACAACCTATAAGAGATGGCATAGGTTCTATTGGTATTAATTCAGGATTTAGGTCAAAAGAATTAAACAAAGCACTTGGTGGAGCTCATAAAATAAAAGATGGAGTTTATGTTGCTACAAGTCAACACTGTAAAGGACAAGCGGCAGATTTAAAATTCAGAAACAAAGAAGGGAAGGTAGACAATAAGGTTATATGGGATTATGTTATAGAAGAAGGAGTTGAGTTCGACCAAATGATAAATGAATTTGATTTTGCATGGATACATATATCTTATAATCCTGAAGGAAATAGGTGTCAATTATTAGAGGCATATAAGGGTTCTAATGGAAAAACTAAATATAAAAAAGTATGATAAAAGGATTTATAAAATCACTAATTGGAGATGCATCTACTATTATTGATGAAGTGGTTACATCTAAAGAAGAAAAAATAGCACTACGAAATGCTATGAAAAAAATGTTATTAGAATCAGAAGTAGAGTTGCAAAAAAATGTGACAGAAAGGTGGAAGGCAGATATGCAATCCGACTCGTGGTTAAGTAAAAATGTAAGACCCCTTACATTAGCGTTTCTATTAGTTTCTACAGTTTTACTCATATTTATAGATGCGGGTTTTATTAACTTTGAAGTCAAAAATTCATGGGTAGATTTATTACAGCTTGTCATGATTTCTGTAGTGGGGGCGTATTTTGGAGGTCGTTCACTTGAAAAAATTAAAAAATAATATGGCACGAAAAAAAAGAATGAAAAACCCCTGTTGGAAAGGTTTTATTGCTTACGGAACAAAAATAAAAAAAGGAAAAAAAGTTCCTAATTGTGTTCGTAAAAAAAGGAAAAAAAGATGAAAATAACAAGCGCCAAAAAACAAGCGGCATTAAAAAATGCAGGAGTATCAGGTTTAAACAAACCTAAAAGAACACCCAATCACCCTACTAAATCTCATGTAGTAGTTACAGTTTGTGATGGTAAAATAAAAACTATTCGTTTTGGGGAACAAGGGGCAAGTACCGCGGGAAAACCTAAACAAGGAGAGTCAGATAGAATGAAAAAGAAAAGAAAATCTTTTAAATCTAGACATCGTAAAAATATAGCAAAAGGAAAGTGTTCGGCAGCGTATTGGGCGGATAAAGTAAAATGGTAAAATTTTACTATCTTTGTAGAATAATTTAAAATATAATATAATGACAAAAAAAATAACTAATGAAGAGTTAAACTCTCTTAAAGAAAGTTTAAAAGCTCATAATGATTTAAAAATCAAACTAGGAGATACTGTTATTCAACAACAAAGTTTGTTGGCGGGAATGGCTAGATTAAGAACTGAGTTTGCAAAAGAAGAAAATAAACTAATAGAAAAATATGGTAAAGACTCTCGTATTAATATGGAAACAGGAGAGGTTACCGAAATAAAAGAATAAACCATGGGTAAAATCAGCACATACAACCAAATAGTTACACCTGCGTTAACGGACTTAGTTATAGGTACGGATATTAATGATAGTAATATAACTAAAAATTTTAGTGTTCAACAAATAATATCAATGTTGGGAGGTGGTAGTACGGGTGCAATAGTCATCTTACCTGAATATGGTAGTGATGGCGCGGCAGGTTCAGCAGGATTGGTTGCAGGTCAATTTTATCGTACAGGAGGAGATGTGAAAGTTAAATTATAATGCATGGGAAAGATAAGTACATACGATGTAAACTCTATTCCTGTGGGAACAGATATGTTAATTGGAACAGATGTTCAATCCACTCCACCTAATCAAACTAAAAATTTTACGGTTAATCAATTAGCTGAGTATGCCCAAGGAGCATATATAACACAAAGAATTTCTATAAGTGGGGCTAATGTGGTTTTGTCAAGTACAAATGCTATTACCCTAATAGAAGCTGCCCCTTCAGGTAAGGCAATTTTTCCTATTCAAATACTAGTAGATAACAACCCTTATAGTGGGCCTCAATTTACCACAAGTGCCACTTCCACTTTAACTATTGGATACATTCAATCGGTAAGTGGGATTGCGGGAGATGGGCGCTTTGTAGATAGTTCAATTACAGCACATGCCCTATTCAATTCAACAGTGGGTAGAGTTTTATGGTATCGTCCACCTACTAATCAAGAAATTTTACCTGTAGGCAACGAGAGGCCATTGGGTTTTAGAACTACCAATATAACGGGAGGGGGTGATAATTTAAATATACACTTTACTATTACTTATAAGATTATTTAAAATGGCAAAGATAGAGTCTTTTGAGATTGTAAACCCTGTGGAGGGAACAGATATAATGGTGGGGACAGATGTTAGTGAAGTTAATCGACCTGTTAAAAATTTTACAATAGACTCACTTTCTCCCTTACTGAATGGAGAGTGGTATGATTTTAAATACATAATGCCTAGAGAGGAAATTGAAAACCTTAATAACCCTGCGGGAGGAGGTAATGATGTAACAACCTTTTTGCCCGCAAAACCAGGGGGGATGTGGGTGATAGATTTAAACACTTGGTATTGGAAAACAATATATAAAGATACTCCATGGCAACTTACAGGTTTTTCCTTTGGGTTTTTTTTTCCTTATTTTTATGGAACAGTAGTGAGTGGAGGTTCTTATTTTTACTATGCCAATGCTCAAAATGTAAATTATTCCAAACTTGTGACTAACACCCAAAATGCCTTATGGAGATATAATGATAGTTATGATGCTAGCCAAAACAACACACTAGATATGACAAATACGAGTTTTGGAATGAGGTGGGCTTTTTTTGGAGAGGTTACAGGAGGAGGAGGGCATTGGGAGTTTGGATTTAGATATAGGTTTACAGAAATACAAACCTAAATAATTAATAAAATAAAATGAAAAACAATGGATATAAGAAAAATTTCTGTAGGACCTGATTATAAATCAAGTTCTATGCATTATATTGTAGGTCAACCTGTTTTAAATGGAGCTTACACTATACATTTAATAAAACAAGAAAAGGATATGGTAAAGATTTGGATAGAACAAGATAATGAAATTATTTTGTGGAAATCTTTTAATCACAACATGCCTATTGCAACTGAATATAATATCAATTTCTAATGCAGTCGCCTTTTTATTTTATTGTTACACCTTTGTTAAACAAAAGGTATGACAACTCTAAGGTTATTGGAGGTAAAGAAATTATTGTAAGTACATCAGATGAAGACCATAGGTTTTCCAATAGACACGCAAAAGTAATAAGTGTTCCATTAGGGTATGAGGGAGATATAGAAAAAGGAGATACTTTGTTGGTTCATCATAATGTTTTTAAGTTTTATCATGACATGAGGGGCAGACAAAGAAGTGGTAGAAGTTTTTTAAAAGATGATTTATTTTTTGTAGATGAAGAACAGTTTTTTATGTATAAAAAACATAATTATGGGTTTTTGAAAACCAAATGGAATGCAATAAATCGATATTGTTTTGTTGAACCTGTAGATGTAGAAGATAGTATTATAAAAAAACCTTTACAACATGAACCATTAGTAGGTATTATGAGATATCCTAATAAATACTTAAAAAGCAAAGGAGTAAAAGAGGGGGATAAAGTTTCTTTTCAACCAGATAGTGAGTATGAATTTACGGTGGAAGGGAAAAAAATGTATCGTATATATGACCATCAAATTACTATAAAATTATGACTTTATTTGTATTAGATGATATATTGGCAAATCCCGATAAGTATGTACAAGATGCTTTAAAAAATCCTTTTGTGGATGTGGAAAACTTTAAAGGAATACAACCACGAGCAAATGATGAGGTGGAGAATTTTGTGTTATCACTGTTTCCTGATTATACAGTGACATATAATTTTATTCGTCAATCACCTTTTAAACAAATTGAGCCGAATTATATTCATACAGATGAAATGATGGGGGATAAAACAGTTTTAGTATATTTAAATAAGTATTATCCTGCAAATGCAGGAACAGTGTTATATGATAAAGATGAAGAAAAGTCTGTAAGAATTTACATGAAATATAACAGACTAGTTGTGTTTGATTCTCACGAAAAACACTCTAGAAATTTGTATAATAATTTTGGTGAGAAAAATAATTCACGATTGGTGCAAGTTTTATTTTTAAAAAAATGAGTGACAAGTTTGAATGGAGAAAAATGGATTGGAAGGAAATAAAAAAACTTACCAAACCCATGGTTCACCAAAGTAAAAAAAAATATAATAGAAAAAGAGATGGATTCAAAAGAATTAAAAATACAGATTATAGAAGCGGGGAGGAAGGCGGTTAGGCAATTAATAAAAGTGGCTAAAGAAGAAATAATTAAACCTGACCCTGAAGATGAACTTGCAGCGGATAGATTAAAAAATGCCGCAGCCACAAAAAAATTAGCCATATTTGATGCGTTTGAAATTTTAACTCGTATTGATGTGGAGGAAGAAAATTTAGATAGTAGTAATAATAAAACCAAAAGTATTGACAGCAACCAAGGATTTGCCGAAAGAAGGTCTAAATAGTTTGTATGCAAAAATGCATAACTATGTGTCTAAACAGGTATTAGCTAAAAAAAACAAAGCTAAAACTTGGCAGTACGGGTATAATGAAAAATACGATTTTGTAAACATATCTAAAACAGGAAGAGTAGGAGAGATAATAAATGTGGCGGGGTTAAAAATAGGATTACCCTTAAGTCCTAAAGAGTGTCTTGCAAGACACACTGACAAATCACAACAGTATTGGGAAAGACACGACTTACCTAAACCTTTAAGTAAAATACAATCTATTTTTCAATGGAACACGCGTAGTAATGAATTTAAACAGTCATGGGTGGATTATATCGAAAAAGAGTTTGATAAAAGAGAAGAAGGCACATGGTTTATGAACAAGGGTGTCCCCACATATATAACAGGTTCTCACTACATGTATTTACAATGGACAAATATAGATGTGGGGTATCCCGATTATCGTGAAGCCAATCGGATATTTTTTATTTTTTGGGAGGCATGTAAGGCGGACAATCGTTGTTTTGGGATGACTTATTTAAAAATTAGACGTTCAGGATTTTCTTATATGGGTTCTTCTGAATGTGTTCATATAGGAACATTAGCTAAAGATTCAAGGGTGGGTATATTATCTAAAACGGGTGCAGATGCTAAAAAAATGTTTACCGATAAAGTAGTTCCTATATCTTCTCGATTACCTTTCTTTTTTAAACCTATACAAGACGGTATGGATAAACCTAAAACAGAATTAGCGTTTAGAGTTCCTGCATCTAAGATAACTAAAAAGAATATGTATGAAATTGAAGAAGAAGAATTGCACGGACTAGATACAACTATCGATTGGAAAAACACAGACGAAAACTCTTATGATGGAGAAAAATTATTATTATTGGTTCATGATGAAAGTGGTAAATGGGTGCGACCAAATAATATATTAAATAATTGGAGGGTTACTAAAACATGTTTAAGACTAGGTAGTAAAATTATTGGTAAATGTATGATGGGTTCAACATCTAATGCCTTAGATAAGGGGGGTGATAATTTTAAAAAACTATATGAAGATTCTAATGTTTTAAAAAGAAATCAAAACGGACAAACTAAATCGGGTTTATATTCTTTATTTATTCCTATGGAATGGAACATGGAGGGATTTATTGATAGATATGGAATGCCTGTATTTAAGAATCCAGAAAATAAAATTTTAGGGGTAGACAATGAATACATTAAAAATGGGGCAATAGACTATTGGGAGGCAGAGGTAGCATCTTTAAAAAATGATGCAGATGCTCTTAATGAATTTTATCGTCAATTTCCTAGAACAGAGTCACACGCTTTTAGAGATGAAAGTAAGTCCGCTTTATTTAATCTAACTAAAATTTATCAGCAAATTGATTATAATGATTCTATAATAATGGAACACCATGTAACGGTTGGTTCTTTTCAATGGGCAAATGGGGCTAAAGATACAAAGGTTATTTGGTCTCCCAATCCTAGAGGTAGGTTTAAAGTAAGTTGGATGCCCAATAAAAATTACCAAAACAAATTTATAGAAAAAAGGGGAATAAGATTTCCTTGCAATGAACATTTAGGGGCGTTTGGGTGTGATTCTTATGATATTTCAGGAACAGTGGGAGGGGGAGGTTCGAATGGAGCATTACATGGGTTAACTAAATTTAACATGGATGAAGCCCCTAGTAATGAGTTTTTTTTAGAATATGTGGCACGTCCCCAAACAGCTGAGTTGTTTTTTGAAGACGTGTTAATGGCGTGTGTTTTTTATGGTATGCCTATTTTAGTTGAAAACAATAAACCTCGTCTTTTATATCATTTTAAAAATCGTGGATACAGAGGATTTTCTTTAAATCGTCCCGATAAACATTTTACTAAACTTTCTAGAACGGAAAAAGAATTAGGAGGTATACCCAATTCTTCTGAAGATGTTAAACAATCTCATGCTGCAGCCATTGAATCTTATATTGAAAAACATGTGGGATTAGATTTTACAGGAACATATAGAGATGCTGATGTTATGGGTACTCTACCGTTTAATAGAACCCTAGAAGATTGGGCAAGATTTGATATAAGTAATAGAACTAAATTTGATGCGAGTATTAGTTCAGGATTGGCAATTATGGCTAATCAAAAGCATCTTTATATGCCCGAACAGAAACAATCAAAAATAAGTGTTAACTTTGCAAGGTATACCAACAAAGGAATTTATAGTGAGCTCATAAAATGAAAGACATAAAAATAAACATAGCATCACAAGGATTTCCAAGTCAATTTGTTTCCGATAGTGAAAAGGCAACAGATGAATTTGGACTTCAAATTGGTCAAGCTATACAATACGAATGGTTTAGAAAAGATGGTAATCAATGCAGGTATTATAATCAGTGGAGAGATTTTAATAGATTAAGATTATATGCCCGTGGGGAACAACCTATTCAAAAGTATAAAAATGAATTAGCCGTAGATGGAGATTTATCTTATCTTAATTTAGATTGGACTCCTGTACCTATTATACCTAAATTCGTAGATATTGTAGTAAATGGAATGGCAGACCGTTTATTTAAAGTAAATGCATACGCTCAAGATGCCATGTCCCAATCAAATCGTAGTAAGTATCAAGAAATGATACAGGGACAAATGGTGGCAAAACCTGTACTAAACATTATTAAAAAAGAAGGAGGTGTAAATCCTTTTACAATGAATCCTAACGATTTACCTCAAAATGATGAAGAGTTGTCTTTATATATGCAGATTCAATATAAACCTGCCATAGAAATTGCTCAAGAAGAAGCTATTGATACTTTGTTTGATAACAATAAGTATCATGATTTAAGAAAAAGATTTGACTATGATTTAATGGTGTTGGGTATTGGGATTGCTAAACACGAGTTTTTGCCAGGTTCAGGAGTGAAGGTGAGTTATGTTGACCCCGCTAATGTGGTATATAGTTATACGGAAGACCCTCATTTTAAAGATTGTTTTTATTGGGGAGAAATTAAAACCCTACCTATTATTGAGTTGAAAAAAATAGACACCTCCCTCACTAATGAAGATTTAGAGGAGATTTCTAAATATAGCCAAAGTTGGTATAATTATTATAATACCGCCCAATTCTATGAAAATGATATTTTTTATAGAGATACGGCTACAGTAATGTATTTTAATTATAAAACTACAAAAACATTTGTCTACAAAAAGAAGGTTACTGACAATGGTAATAGTAAGATGATAGAAAAAGACGACCAATTTAACCCTCCTCAAGAAATGATGGAAGAAGGTAAATTTGAAAAAATCTCTAAAACTATTGATGTTTGGTATGAGGGAGTAATGGTAATGGGAACAAATATTTTGTTAAAATGGGAGTTGGCAGAAAATATGGTAAGACCTAAATCGGCTAATCAATATGCTATTCCTAATTATGTGGCAGTAGCACCAAGAATGTATAAAGGAGTAATTGAATCATTGGTAAGACGAATGATACCTTTTGCAGATTTAATTCAAATTACTCACTTAAAGTTACAACAAGTTATTTCTAGAACTGTTCCTGACGGAGTTTTTATTGATGCAGACGGACTTAATGAAGTTGATTTGGGTACAGGAAACGCTTATAATCCTGAAGATGCATTAAGATTATACTTTCAAACAGGTAGTGTAATAGGTAGAAGTTATACTCAAGAGGGAGATTATAATCAAGGCAAAGTGCCAATTACTCAACTTAATGGAACAACGGGGGCAGGAAAAACACAAATGTTAATTGCAAACTATAATCATTATTTAGACATGATTCGTTCTTGCACGGGTTTAAATGAAGCTAGAGATGGTTCAACACCTGACCCTAACTCATTGGTGGGTGTTCAAAAATTGGCGGCTTTAAATTCTAATACTGCGACTAGACATATTTTAGATGGTAGTTTGTTTATATATAGAAGTTTAGCGGAAGCCCTTTCATATAGAGTGGCAGATATTTTGCAGTTTGCAGATTTTAAAGAAGTATTTGTTAATCAAATAGGAAAATATAATGTTTCTATATTAAATGACACCAAGGAATTATATCTTTATGACTTTGGTATTTTTATTGAAGTTGCACCTGACGAAGAAGAAAAACAACAATTAGAACAAAACATTCAAATGGCTCTTCAAAAACAAGATATTAATTTAGAAGATGCTATTGAAATTAGAGAATTAAGAAATTTAAAATTAGCTAATCAGTTGCTTAAGTTAAAAAGAAGTAAAAAACAAGAGTCAGACAGAAACTTTGAAATGCAAAAACAACAACAACAACAACAAGCGCAACAACAATCACAACAAATGGCTGCAGAGATGGCTATGCAAAAACTACAGGCGGAAAATCAGGCAAAAATGCAATTAAAACAAACTGAAATTGCATTTGAAATAGAAAAGATGACTAAAGAGGCGGAACTTAAAGCTCAATTAATGGATAAAGAGTTTGGGTTTAACCAACAACTGAGAGGTATATCGGAACAAGGTTTACAACAAAGAGAAACTGAAAGAGAAGAAGCTAAAAAAGAAAGAATTAGTCAACAAAATACTCAACAAAGTAAATTGATAAATCAAAGAAAAAACAATTTACCACCTCAAAACTTTGAGTCTAATGAAGATAGTTTAGATGGTTTTGACTTAGCAGAGTTTTCTCCTAGGTAGTGTCTAAATTTGTATTAAAAAAATTATTAACTTTGTATAAAAATATAATGTAATGGAAATAAAAGTAAGAGCTCTTGATGATAGTGCAGAAAAATCATCACAACAATTAGAACAAGAACTCCTTGATAAACATGAGGAGAAACAAAAAGGAGAAGAGGTTAAAAAGGAAGAATCTCCCGTAACCGAAAAAAAAGAAACAGTTGAAACTACTTCTGAAGAAAGTCAACAACCTTTAGAAAAAACGCCAGAAGTAGAGTTAACTGAAGAAGATGTTCTTTCACATATTAATAAAAGGTATAATAAGGAGATATCTTCAGTAGATGAATTATTTGCTGAAAAAGAAAAAAATGAGGAGTTGCCTGAAGATGTGGCTGCTTATTTAAAGTATAAGAAAGAAACAGGACGAGGTTTTGATGATTATGTTAAACTTAACAAAGACTTTGATAAACTTTCGTCCAATCAACTTTTAAAAGAATATCTTACAGCTACCGAAGATGGTTTGGATGAAGAAGATATAAAAGACATGATAGATGAGTTCAAGTATGAAGAAGACATGGATGAACCATCGGTAATTAAAGAAAGAAAAAGGGAAAAGAAAAAACTTATTGCTCGTGCAAAAAAGTTCTTTAATGAACAGAAAGAACAATATAAGCGTCCTGTCGAGTCGAAGGAAAATGTGCTTAGTTCTAATGAACAAGAAGAATTTACACAGTATAGGCAATATGTTAAGGATGCTAAAAGCATTGAGGAGGAAAATAATCGTAAACGCGAATATTTTACTAAAAAAACTGATGAAGTATTACACCAAGAGTTCAAAGGTTTTGAGTTCACTGTCGGTGACACAGAATTAGTTTATTCTCCTGTAGATAGAATGGAGTTGAAAAAAGCCCACTCTACACCTATGAATTTTGTAAATAGATTTTTAGATGATAAGGGTTTGGTAAAAGATGCTCCAGGATATCACAAGGCGTTAGCAGTTGCAATGAATCCTGATAAATTTGCTAGGTTCTTTTATGAACAAGGCAAATCACATGCAACAGAGGATGTTATGCGTAAGACTAAAAATATAAATATGTCTGAACGAAAAGCACCCGAAGTAGCTACAAAAGGAGGATTGCGTGTTAAATCTTTATCGGATAGTTCAGGTAGGGGTTTAAAAATTAAGAGTATTAAAAAAAGTTAAAAATTAAAAAAGTTTAAAAAATGGCAGGACAAGTATTAGGGACTCCTGGTTTTGACTTACAGCCAAGTGCTGAACGAGTTGCCACGAGCCAAAATTACATTACAAACTTCGACTTTTTAAATCAGTATCTACCTGATACTTATGAAAAAGAGTTCGAAAGGTACGGAAACCGTACTGTATCAGCATTCCTAAGATTGGTGGGAGCTGAGATGCCTTCGATGTCAGACCAAGTAACATGGGCTGAACAAGGTAGATTACATACCAAATATGTTAACTGTGCAAGTAACCAAGCGGCAGCCCAAGACGCTGCAACAATAACTGTGAATGATGCATTAGTTCCAGGTAGTGGTCAAATTGCTGTTAGACAAGGACAGACTGTATTTATTTCTGATAATGCAGGAGGTGGTTTTAACAAAGGTTTGGTGACAGGAGTGGATTATGCAGCGGGAACATTTGATGTTGCTTACTACGAAGGTGGTGGTCAAGTGTTTGGAAACACTGCAGTCTTAACTGTATTTATTTACGGTTCAGAATTTAGAAAAGGCACAACAGGGATGACAGAATCTTTAGAAGCAGATGATGTTTTCTTTAACAACTCTCCAATTATTATTAGAGATTTATACGAAGTTTCAGGTTCAGATATGGCACAAATCGGTTGGGTAGAAATATCTACTGAGGATGGCGGTACAGGATACTTATGGTATCTAAAATCAGAACACGAAACTAGATTAAGATTTGATGATTATCTAGAAACAGCAATGATTGAAGCTGTCCCTGCAGAGGGAGGTTCAGGTGTTGCAGCACTAACAAGTGCTACTAATGTGGGTAACAAAGGTTCAGAAGGTATCTTCTACGTTGTTGGCCAAAGAGGTAATGTTTGGAGTGGTGGTAACCCAACAGCTTTAGCAGATTGGGATGCAGTTATATCAAGATTAGACAAACAAGGAGCTATTGAAGAAAACGTGGTTTTCGTTGATAGAGATTTCGGTTTTGATATCGATGATATGTTGGCTGCACAAAACTCTTATGGTGCAGGTGGTACTTCTTACGGATTGTTTGACAATGACGAAGAAATGGCACTTAATTTAGGATTTACAGGATTCCGTAGAGGTTACGACTTCTATAAAACTGATTGGAAATACCTAAATGACCCAACTATGAGAGGTGGTTTACCAACAGGTGCAAGTTCAGGTAGAGTAAATGGATTATTAGTACCTGCGGGTTCTACATCTGTTTATGACCAAATTCTTGGTAAAAATGCAAAAAGACCGTTTTTACATGTTAGATATCGTGCTTCACAAAGTGAAGATAGACGATACAAAACATGGATTACGGGTTCTGCAGGAGGAGCGCGAACATCGGATTTAGATGCGATGCAAGTTAACTTCTTGTCAGAAAGATGTGTTTGTACTTTAGGTGCAAATAACTTCTTCTTATTCCAAGAGTAGAATTGTTTAGAAATAGGGGAGTTAAATCTCCCCTTTTTCTTTTTTTAAAATTATATAAAATTAAATCAGATGGCAAAAAAAAATCAAAAGTATGTTTCTAAAACATACAAACTCAAAAGAGATGCAGCTCCTTTAACTTTCATGCTAGCATCTAGACACACAAAAAGATATCCTTTATTATGGTTCGATGAAAACACAGGTGAAAATCGCGCCTTAAGATATGCTAGAAACCAAAAATCAGTTTTTGAAGATGAACAAGATGGTAACGCTATTTTAGAACCTATTATTTTTGAAGACGGTTTTTTAGTGGTAGACAAAAAAAATCAGTTACTTCAAGAGTTTTTATCACTTCATCCACAAAATGGATTAAAATTTGAAGAGGTGAATCTAGAAAGAGATGCCAAGGACGATGTAGAGTATTTAAACATGGAGGTAGACGCATTGGTAGAAGCAAGGTCTTTAAGTATAGAACAAGTTGAAAACTTATGTAGAGTACTCTTTAGTATGAACACTGATAAATATACTACTGCTGAACTTAAACGTGACATGTTGGTGTATGCAAGAAATAATCCTGCGGACTTTTTAAATGCATTAAATGACCCTGGGTTACAATTACAATCCACAGTTCAAAAGTTTTTAGATAGTAAGTTGATTATTTTTAAAAATCAAAAAAAGGATGTGTACTTCAATTTGAAAGCTAATAAAAAACGAATGGTGGCAATTCCTTTTGGTGAAGACCCATTGTATGTTATATCTTCATTTCTTCAATCAGATGAAGGAGTTGAGGTTTTAGAGATGCTTGAGAAAAAACTTGAATTAGTGTAGGTATTTTTTTATTATCTTTGTAAAAGTATTAACCCATTAATTTTTTTTACAATGGACAAATTTTTAGAAATACCCGTTACGGGACAGTCAGATTTTTTGTTAAGTGTTTCAGATGTAATTGCAGTTACAAGAGTGGACGACACGACTACATTAATCACTTACAATAGCGCAAATACAGCCACACTTACTCACACTAATTTGGCGGCACAAGATTATTTAATGCGTGATTCAATTAATAACCAAATGACAAGTGCTTTGGCAACTTCATGGACTAATGTAGTATTCGATTTTAGTTCTCCCATTTTATCAGATGGAACAGTTGTTGCGGTATCTGCTATAGCGATTGCGTAAATATGGCAAAGTATATAAAAATACCAACACCTATGTACGCGAGTTCTACGGCAACGAATACGGCAGTGGCAGACTCAGGTACAACAGATGCGGCTACTGAGGGTAAATTAACCCAAAGTGGACAAAACTTTCTTACTACGGTAAGTGTTGGTGATTATGCAATTATTACAACTACAGCAGGGGCATATCTTAATAGAATGTCTGCAAAAGTAACTGCGGTAGATAGTGATACAGTATTAAGTGTTACAGGTCCAGGTTTACCTGCAACAGGAACAGGTGGTTTATCGGCATCAGGTACGGCATACTCTATTGTGGCTGCGGCAGATATTTACAAATGTGATTTATCTACTGCATCATTTAAAAGTAATGTTTCTGTAGGAGATATGGTATGCAACACTACTACTAATAGAAATTATTTAATTACAGCAATTAATAGTGATACTTCTGTTAGTATTGATTGGATAGGTGGTGTTATAGCGGGAGATGATTTTTTCATACTTTCGGATGCAGGACAACATGGATACAACTTAACAAGAGTAGATAATTTAACAATGATGAGAGGAAATGCTTCTAATGGTGAAGTTACTTTTCATTATAAAAAACTATCATCTACTAATGAGAAGTTGGCTATTGACCCCGGTGATACAGTTACGGATGATAATTGGTATGCTACAATTAAGCAAGCTGCCGAAGAAGCGTATGCCTCAAAGTGGGACAACATAGCAGTACAAGTTCCTATTGTAGAGTCCTCAGGGACACAAGGTGTTCAGTGGGCAGGTACATTTACTTGGAGTTAAAAAATATCGTTACTCGACAAGGAAAGGGGGCAAATTTCAAATGCCCTCTTTTTTTTTATTATCTTTGTAGGTATGATAAACGAAGCAAGACAATCGGTATTAGCATTTCTTAATAAGAATAACTATGGGTATATACCACCTGCAGATTTTAACCTATTTGCATATCAAGCTCAGTTAGATGTTTTTGAAGATTATTTTTATCAATATAATTATCAAATAAACAAAGAAAACGCTCGGCAATCAGGAACGGGTTATGCCAATTTAAAAGAGGGGTTAGAGGAGGTTTTAGACATGTTTACTGAAACAGTTCCCTTACTTCCTGTAACAAATTTTGCAAACCCACAAGTGCAACCCCTTACCAATAGGTGGAGGTTACCTAATAATTATTATCTTCTTTTAGAGTTATACCACTATTGTACTACTTTAGCTTCAGGTACATGTGAAGATGGAGATGAGTACACTTTAAACGATGCTACCGCAGATTTTATTAGTGCAGGTGTTCAGGTGGGAGATTATGTTTATAGAACAGATGAATTAAATAATATAGGTTTATACAACATAACATCTGTAAATAGTGCAACACAACTTGGTGTTAATTGGGATGAGTTTAATGGTACTTTTCATTATCGTGTAGTAAAGGCAAATTCGTCTGCCGAATTAGATAAAGTTACACCAAGTAAATTAACAAGAATGTTAAGGTCTAATTTAACTAGTCCTACATGTTCTTTTCCTATTTATACTATTGGACAGGAAACAGGAAAGGTAATTCAAAATACAAACGGTGTTGGTGTAAATTTTCAAAACAATGATGGTTCTTACGTTAGTTGTTATCCTCAAGAAGTTTTTCAAACAAGCGCAGGACCTATGTGTAGATATGTAAGATATCCTTTAGCACCACAATGGACATGGAACACTCTTACTAATGGTGAACCTGTTTTTGATGAAACAGCTACCGACTATCAAGATTTTGAACTACCTGAATCTGACTATCAAGATTTAGTAACTCGTATTTTACAATACGCAGGAGTGTCTATAAGAGAATTAGAAGTATATAAGTTTGGGCAAACCCAAGAAAATCAAACAGAACAAAGTGAAAAATAATGGCATATATATCGCAATTTACATATTACACTAATAATAATAACATCCCTGAAGATGCAAATTGGGGTTCATATCAGTATGTTACATTAAAAGAAATAGTAAATAATTTTTCTTTAATGTATAGTGGTAATCAATCTATGATAAACAACACTTCAAGGTACAAGATATTATTCCATGCCAAAAGAGGAATACAGGAATTAAACTACGATGCTTTTAAGGAAATTAAAGTATTAGAACTTCCTGTTCCAAGTGATTGTAGGTTTATATTGCCCTCAGATTATGTAAATTGGGTAAGAATATCTATGTATAAAGATGGATGTTTACGACCTTTAACTGAAAATATTCAGGTAAATTCGGCATTAACATATCTACAAGATAATAATGAGAACATATTGTTTGACCAAGATGGAAATGCTTTAAGTCCTCAGTTTTCCCAACTAGACATTGAAAGAATTAAAGGAACAAAAAAAAGTATATACCTAAATAAAAATAATCCTTTTAATGGAGCGGAAGGTTATAATTACAATGGGGGATGGTATTTTGATTACTCGATAGGGGCAAGATATGGATTAAACACAGAAACGGCTAATATAAATCCTACTTTTAGAATTGATAAAAAAGGAGGGGTAATTAACTTTGATTCTACTATGGCTAATGAATTATGTGTATTAGAATATGTTTCAGACGGAATGGAGGGAGGTAATAACGATGAAATAAGTGTAAATAAATTATTTGAAGATTATATATATGCTTATATAAAATACGCGCTTTTAAACAATAAATTTGGAGTGCAAGAATATATGATAAATAGAGCCCGAAAAGATAAGACAGCTTTACTACGAAATGCTAAAATTAGAATTAGCAATATACATCCAGGAAGACTTCTTATGAATTTAAGAGGGCGAGATAAATGGATAAAATAAAATGCCTAAACTAACACGAAATTTTACAAAAGGAATTATGAATAGGGTGGTAGACCAACGCCTTATTCCTAATGGGGAATATATTTCTGCTATAAATGTTAGATTGGGTTCAACTGAGTTGTCTGAAATAGGTTCATTAGAAAACTCTAAAGGAAATTCTAAACTTACCTCATTGTCTTATGGTTCAACCGAAGGTACACTTTTAGCTTCAGGAGTAACTACAGGAGAAAGTGTGGCAGGAGATATTGTCTATGATAATACTGCAACTTTTATTGCCGACACAGTGCAAAGTGGTTTAGGTCAAATTGCAACTAACACGACTACAGGACAATCTGCTACTGTAGACGGGACTGTAACTGACACAGAAGCACCCTTAAGTTCATCAATATTTGGAACAGGAACATTAGGAAATTCTTATGAAATAAGAACAGCCACTATCCCTAATTATTTAAGTAATGACGCAGTGTGTATTGGGGCTTATGAAGATGGAGGTAGAGAAACTATGTATTGGTTTGTTCATGACCCAAGTTTTTCTTTTAGTACTACAGGTGTTTTAGATTTAGTTGTTTCTTATCACACACCTTCAGGAACAGTAGCGTATCACCTTGTTAGTGTTGATGATGGCACAGGAGCTCGTTCTACACTTAATTTCAACCCTCAATATACAATAACAGGTGTAGATATGGTGAGTTTAGGAGGAGGTTCAATAGATTGTGGGCCAAGACAAATGTTGTTTTGGACAGATGATTACAACCCTCCTAGAAGAATAAATGTAGATAAAGGGTATTCTCCCCCTAATGCTGGATATGTAGACCAATTTACTGCAGAATCTATTATGGTTATTAAAAAACCACCTGCACAATCTCCTATTGTAATTACAGATGATACGGGAGGTGACCAAAATTATATGGAGGACAGATTCTTGTGTTTTGCATATAGGTATAAATATGAAGACGGGGAGTATTCAGCAACCTCACAGTTCAGTTCTCCCGCTTTTCTTCCTAATTTATTTTTATTTAGTCCTAATAGTTTTTTAAACGAGGGGATGGTAAACATACACAATCAGGCAGACATAACTTTTAACACAGGAGGACCATTGGTAGTAGCTATTGATTTATTGTTTAAAGATGCCGATAACAGCACGATTAAAGTTATTGAAAAAATAAACAAAGCAGAAATGGGTTATGGTGATAATCAAGATGTCACATTTGCTTTTAACAATAGTAAAATTTTCACCGTACTACCTGAAGCAGAAATTTTAAGATTATATGATAACGTCCCTAGATTTGCAAAAGCTCAAACTTTAATGGGAAATAGATTAATGTATGGTAATTATGTGGAAGGATATGATTTGATTGATAACACAGGACAAGCCCTAAGGTTGGATTATCAAGCTATATTAAGGTCACAGAACTTAGGGTTTTATAGTTTAACCACAAGCACGAGTCTTACTACTTATAATCTTCCTGGAGAACCGGCTAATATTGTTTCAAATATTGGTCTTGCAGTAGACTTTTCAGATTTACCAGGACCAATGACGGCGGGTTCTGTTTTAGAGTTTAATCTAACTTTCCAACATGATTCTTTTACGAGTAATACAGTTACCGCTCTACCTCAAATACCTTTTACTGTTACTTTTCTTTATGTTTTACCTCAAGATTTTGCGAATGCTTATGAACTAGGAATCTTTCCCGATTTTGTGGAAAAAGTAGAAAATTTAGCCCCCGTTTATAGTGCTACTGACCCCACTTCTTGTAGTTTTACAACTTTTACAGATGAGTTCTACTGTGCAGCTTCGGCGGCTTTAAATGCTACATGTACCACACCCAACTGTGTGCCTGATAATAGTGTAACAAAGTATGCAGGTGCAATAAACTCTGTTCCTACTGTACCTCCGTTTTCTCAAGGTATATTTATGAATGCTTATCCCGCCAATGTTAATCAGTTAACCTTTTTGTTTCCTGCAGTTTTATATGTGGGAGATGTAAATAATCCAAATACATCCGCTAATGTGTGGGAATACTTTTCTATTACTAGTTCGGCTGTTGATTATGCCGAAGGGGGTATTCCTCCAAGTTTACATAGTGATAGAGGATATGAAGTGGGAATTGTTTATATGGATGAATTTAATAGAAGTACTACAGCTCTTGTAAGTGATACTAACACTATTCATGTTCCGTGTGCTGCCTCAGATTTAAAAAATAACATTAGAGTTGAAATACCTGACACTCAGGTTGCACCTATTTGGGCTCATCGATATAAATTTGTAGTAAAACCTGATAAAGAAAATTATGATACTATCTATAGTTTAGTGGTTTATTCTGACCCTGCAACTGATTCTGATTATATATTATTAGATGGAGAAAATGCTAGAAAAGTACAGGAGGGAGATAGATTAACGGTAAAAACAGATGCAGACGGACCTATTAATCAGTGTATTGAGGTTACTGTTTTAGAAAAAAAGGCACAAGAAAACAACTTTATTACTATCTATGAAGACGATGGGGTAACCCAAATACCTGTTCCCGCAGGAGTATATATGAAGATAAAGGCAAAAGATTTTAATATTCAAACACCTCAAAACAATATCTTACTACCAGGGCAAGAAAGTGATACTCAAGGAGGGTCTTCAGGTAGCCCCACTGATTGTGCTTATATATCTCAATATCCTGATGGATGGATGTGGGGAAGTACGGTAGCTGAAGGATTTTCTTATGATGATGGTGGAACTTGGGTAGATATTCCTATACCTTTAGGTAGTTCCATAAGAATAAGATTTATATGGAAAAGAACAGGAGGTTCAGGTGGTAGTGGATGTTCATGTGAAAAAAGAGAAGCAACTTTAGATAAAACATTTGTTGTAAACGATAATTATAATAGTGTATATGATTGGTGGATGGGAGATAATATCGCATCTCAGGTAAATGGACAAGATAATTTTACTACTGTAGACTTAGGGTGTCCTGCCGAAAATTGTCCTATATCTAATTTGTTTTTAGATGCAGGAACGGGACTTCCTTTTACGAGTGCTTCAATACCTTGTGAAGGTTGCACCAATTATATGAGGTTTTATAAAGCTAGTCCCACTGACCCTTTATACTTTGGTATAACAGGAACAAAAAAATGTAGTGGTGCGGGGTTGTCGAAAAACAAGAGGTCGACTGTGAAAGTTACTTTTGAAATATATTTAGCGGGAGATGCATTAACTTTTGAAACACAACCCACAGATGCTTTACCTGATGTTTGGTATGAAAATGGAACATCTTACGGTATTGACAGAAGTGATGGTTCACATTTAGGAAATTTAGCCCGATTCCCCAATAACGTAAGTCAAGACATTACCACAGGAGTTACGGGAATAATTGATTTAGATTTCTTTAATTGTTATTCATTTGGTAATGGGGCGGAAAGTTATAAAATAAGAGATTCTATAACAGCGAGAACTTTTAATCTAGGGAATAGAGTTACCTCCACTTCCTCACAAGATTATGGTGAAGCTGACAGATTTGCCGACATTACATATAGTGGTGTTATAAACGATGAAAGTAATGTTAATAAACTAAACGAGTTTAATTTAGGATTGTTAAACTTTAAACCCCTAGAAGATTCTTTTGGACCTATATTTATATTGTCGGGTAGAAAGACAGATGTTTTAGTGCTTCAAGAAGATAAAATATCTTATGTTTTGGCAGGTAAAAATCTATTGTCTGATGCGGCAGCGGGAGGTGCAGTAACATCTGTTCCTGAAGTTTTAGGAACACAAATTGCTAGAGAAGAAGAATATGGTATTAGTCAAAATCCTGAAAGTTTTTGTGTTTATGGATATGATAAATACTTTACGGATGCTAAGAGAGGAGCGGTAATTCAGTTAAAAGGAGGAGGGCAAAATGAAAAACTTACTATTATATCAGACCACAATATGCGTTCATGGTTTAGAGATTTGTTTATAGATGACGGACACGCAAACACTCAAAAACTAGGAGGTTTTGACCCTTATATGAATGAATTTGTTTTATCTTCTAACAATAGAGGAATACCAATAGAAGGAGAGTGTTTTGAATGTGACACGTTAAGGGGAATTGATTTAAGTTTAGTTTCTCCTGTAACTTTAAATTTTGAGTTAGGAACAACGATTGGTGAGGTAACAGTTAATTTTACTGTTATTTCTCCTATAATGAACTTTGGTTATAATGCCTATTGGAACAATACACTCGTCGCTACGGGGTCAGAACTTAATGCTATAGCGGGTAGTCAATATACCTTTAGTTTTGACAAAACATTAGTTAATCCTTCTTTATTAACCATCGTTATAAGTGGTTCGGAAGTTGGTGGATTAGGGGGAGTAATGGAGTGGTATGTAGCTTGTCCTGTTCCTACAGAAATAACTGTTATTCAAGTATGTTTAACTAACCCTGGAGAAATGGGTTCAACTATTCATAATCAAACACGATGGAACAGTGGAGCGTTTACATCAGTGTGGTTACCTGCAAGTTCTACACCTCCTGTCACATTTGGTCCTGGACCATCTCCTGTTGTTTCTCAATATGATGTAACTACAGGGCCTCAAGGTTTCGGTGGTATACCATTAAACGGTTCAACAGTGGGGTTATATACAAGAGTAATTGGTTCAGATGATTTTGTTTTTGACCCATCTGCAGATAAATACTATTGGTTGAGAAGTGCTACGTTATATGATAATAATACAACAGATATAAACGCCTTAATGGCGATTGTAGAGGCAGATGTAAGTCAACCATTAACCATTGACTCCACTTTAGCTCCTGGACAATACTCGGGAACATTTACAATGCCTACTAACAATTTACAGTATTTATATTTGATATATGATTACCGAAGTTCACAGGAAATATCTTTGTGTCATGATACGGTATTATTTGAAGTGTGTTGTAATTGTAATTGTGTGGCAGGACAATGTACGAAATATAGAATAAATTGGATTGCAGGACCTACAACGAATGTTACTTACACTAGTTGTTCAGGAACGTCTGAGTTAGAAATATTATATGAAGGGCTTAATATAGAAATTTGTGTGCAATCAGGCAATATTCCTGTAATTCAAGACCCGAGCACTGTTGTAGAACAACTAGTAATACAATGTAATTGTACTTAACCTTAAAAATTTAAATTATGCCAACTTTTGGAAGTTATTATATAGACGGAAACAATTTTTTTCAAGCCACAGGTGTTTGGACAAACCCTCAATTAACAACATGTGCTCCTGAAGGATATTATTCTGACGGAACAAATGTAAGATATTTAGATGCTTCGTGTGTCTTGGGAAGTGTGACTCCATGTCCCTCGTGTTATATACCTTGTGGTTCAGATATTAATGTAGATGAAGACAATGCACCTGGAAACTATAGAATGCAGTTTTCC